TTAAGCGTATCTATCTCCACTTGTATCTCCACCAAAGTCACTTCCAACTGTACCTCCTGAGTCTCTCATGCTATCAAAGCTTGAGCCACTATCTCCACCAGAACCTGTATCGCTACTAAAATCAGAAGTCCAATCATTTACATTTGTAAAATCTACACTTCCCCAAGTTGCAGACATGGCTGCATGATGTGCCTGTGCATCTGAAACACTATTAAATCCTCCAAATTTATTTTGATAAGTAGAGCTAAATACTCCATTATTCCAACCACCATACATATTTTGACCTAAAGAAATTGCAGTTGGTCCAATAAAATCAATAGTATTAATACTCATATTATCTATTTCATCTTGAGTGTAGCCCATTAAATTTAATAAATCAGATTCATACATCATTTGTTCATATTCAAAGTTAGCTTGTTCTAACTCTTTTATTGACATATAGCTACTATCAATTACACTGTTAAACATATCAGTAAGTCCTTCAAAGAAGCCTACTTCTCTTCCATAAACAGGATTACCTTCTGTATCATAACCTATAATTTCACCACCAAATCCAAAATGATTATCAAGCCCTAATCCTATCTCAACAAATTCTGTTAAAACTACTCCAATAACTCCACTTAATATGCCTGCAGCATAAATACTTTTTATTCCAAGTGCACTAACTAAACCAGTGGTAATTTTTTGTGTAGCAAGATTCATTGCAGTTTTATATAAACTTGAAGCTAGCATATTTCCTAATTGAAACTGTCCTGACTCAAATAGTTTTCCATCCATTAAATTAGTAACAGTAAATTGTGCAACAGCCATTGCATTTAAACTCATTAAATCCATACCAGGAGTAGCTAAAATATTTGCTATTGTATCTACTCCCATATTTGAATTAGTAATTTCACTTAAAGAATCTAGCTCTCCATCACCTTTTATAAATTTGGTTTCGTCAAGAAGTGTACTACCATCTGTAGAAGAAGTTACTTTAATTTCTACTTTATATATTGATTCAATACTTGTATAATCTCCAAATAGATCTAAAAATCCAAAACCTTTTAAGGTACTTTGAATTTCAGTAAACCCTTCATTTAAATAACTATGATAACTACCTCTATTTATTATCAATCCTAAATCTTTTGAATCTGGTCTCTCGTCAGGAGCTAATGGATTTGTAGCACTCCAAATCATACCACCAGCATTTTTTTCATTGTAAAAAGTATTTCCTGCTAACCATTGATGTTCATCTTTAGGATTTGGTAAGGTATAAGATACAGCACTTGCTTTTGTCGAAAACTCTAAAGTATTATATTTCTCAAGAGTTGTATTATATTCCCCACCCAATGATTCATACTCTAATAAAAGACTTTCATAGTTGTCTTTTTCTGATTCATATTCAGATACATAATTGTTATATTCAACTTCACTTGTTGCATTGTTCGCAGATTCTGCTAGATTATTGATTGATTCAACTGCATTATTAATTAATGTTTCTAATTCATTTAATTGTTCATTTAAAGAAGTTAGCTTTTTGTTTAATACAATATTAGCAGACAAACTAAAACCTTAAGTTGTAGATAAATTAGACGTCATAGATATTGATGAATCAGTATTATTATATGTCTGTATAGCCATTTCAAAAATAAGTTGGAACATTTCAGAAGAAAGTGTACCCCCACCTATTTTATATTGTTCAAAAAACTCTCCAATGATTTGAGTAGCTTGAATTCTATTATTATCTTTTGCTGCTTTAATTAATTGTTGAATTTTTTCTTGCGTAAATAAATAGCTTTGTTTGATGTTTTCAGCTTGATATTCTGCTTGGTTTATTTTATTTTGTTTTGTTTCTTGTAATATCTCTAAATTAATTAATGCTTGACTTAACTTGTTTTGAAGTCCTTCAACTTCATATACCAATTTAATCTGTTTTTCCGTTACTCCAAGAGCTATTTGCATTGCATTATTTGTTATAGATGTAGTTATGTTAGCCATAACTTGTGCTTTTAAATTAGCTTTTTCTTTTGGAGTTAAATTATCATCATTAAATTCTTCCGTTAAGTATTCTAAAGTTTTAGAATATGGAGTATCACTTCCAATAGCTGTGTTCATTAGACTAGAAAAGGAACTCAAATAAGGGTCTTGAAAATCTATATTTCCAACTTTATATTGTACTGTATCTGTATTGCTATAAGGTGGAGTATCAGTTGTTGTACTCCAATTGGACCAATTAGAATATATATTATTAACTAAAGTTCTGGTTCTCTTTGAAATAATTATTGACATTAATTTGCTCCCCCTGTTGTTTTAGTTGTTATTTCCGTACCATTGCCATCTTCATAATCATGTGTATGACTATTATATGCATTACTTAAAGAATTAAAGTTGTTTTGTAAAGTTTGGAGTTGATCTTGTAAAATTTGAATATCAATTAATGCTTGTTCCAAACTTCCTTGTTCAATAGCTTTTAGCTTTTTATTTGTTAAAATATTTTGTGCTCTTGCAAACTTGTCTTTTAATCTCATTTTAACTCTTTTAAATCAAATGCTTAATTTTGTTAAAGTGTTTTCTTCTTTTTATATAAGAATCTGTATGCTTATTTATTCTTGCTGTTACATTGTCTATTGCATAATCTTCTATTCCTAAATCTGCATCTTTATAAATATCTTTCCAAATCCAATAACCAGCTCCAGCTAAAATAGAACCTTTTAATGTGTGAATATCATCACTATTGATAATATCAATAGATTTACCAATAACATATTTATCTATTCTTTTTTGAACTTCAATATAGTTTCCTTTACCTGTAATTTGTAAAGCACCTGCACCTCTATATTTATATCCATCTTCACTTTCAATATCTCCATTACCCATACGATTAGCATAAGCAATATTTGCAATCATTTTTATATTAGCAGGATGTTCGCTGTTTCTACCATATAAATTAGCATAATCATTTTCTCTAAAAGATTTAAATAGTTTTGGCAAAGCCTCTTCACTATAATTTAAATTTTCAAATACAGATTTAAATTCATCCCCTACTTCTTCCCTAACTTGTGCTAGAAAGTGTGCAACTCTTAGAGGTGTATTTAAACCAAAATTTTGACATTTAATATCAATAATATTAGCAGCATAGGAAATATCTATTTCATCAGTTTTTGGAAATAGTATATTTATCATTTCTTTTGTAGAACTCATTTTGTAAACCTTTTTAAGATAATTTCCAAAACAATTTTTAATAAACCTCTCATTCCATAAATAACTACTACCATTCCTATAAGAATATATTGATACCAGTCAGGTGTATTATTAAGAGCTTCAAAACCACTTTTTACATATACTTGATAATCAGGAATAAAACATAGAACCAAAGGTATTAACCATACTATTAAAAGCAATTCATCTTTCCAAGAAGTTTGCATATTTTTTTGGCTTTGTTGGTCAAGAGTAAAGTCTTGTTCAGACTCTTTTTGAAGCCTTGCAACTTTTGCTTTTGCTTCTGCAACAATTACTTCTTTGTCGGCTTCTACTTTTACTTTTTTTATTTCTTGCTTTGTTTTAAAATAATTTGATATTCCACCAACAATACTACTACCTAATGTGATTAATCCACTTACTAACATTTCTACTCCTCTTTAAAAAATATTTTTCTAATTCTTCTTGCTAAAATTCTAGTAACATCAAATTCTGGTAACTCTTCATGAGTTCTAATTGCATGAATATTTGCAATTATTGAATACACTTCACTAACTACCAAAATGTTTATTCCAACATATATTATGCTTGTTAAATCAGTATTTGCTATTTTTGCACCAATAGCAATAGTAATAGGAATAATCAATAAAGATAGTTTTGATAAAAGTCCGTATTTCATTTTATTAGATGTAATTGATTCATTTATAGATATTGCCTTACCAAGTCCTGTAATATAATCAATACTTAAAAGTAAAGCAAATAAAAAAATAGCTTGTTTATCTAATCCTAGATAAACAAACAGAGAACTAACGGCTATTGCTGAACCGTTGTAAACTATCATTCCTATACCATGTTCTGTAATCATAATTCAACTATTTCCTCTTTTACTAATTCTTCTCTCTCAACTCTTAACAATTGTGCTTCATCTTCTAATTGCTGGAGTTTTGCTACATCATTTTCATTTGGTATTTTGTTATTTACAAAAGCTAAATTTATAGCTCTATTTGGTCTTTGGCTTTCATAATCTATCTTTTGTAATTGTTTGTTTATTTCTAAAAGTCTTTTTTTATTTATATATGCAATAGATTCTACATAAGGAGAAATAGTAAAATCTTTTAATAATTCTCTTATCTCAAAGTCTAAACTTTCATCTTTTTGGCCAGGTAAAAAACAATATTCGATAACTCCTAAATCTTTATGTTCCAATTTAACATTAATACTAGAATTATCTTTTCTTACATACTGTGCTTTTATTAGTTTAATTATTTTATTCATTTTTTACTCCTTAAAGAATTCTTTTAAAATATCCAAAACAACTTTCAGGAGCATTGTAGTAATATGGATATATTGCTTCATTAGGATGAATATTTAACCATAGCCCTGGAAGATCTGGTTGATTTTCCATTTCAGTTACTTGATAGAAACCATTTCCATTCATTAACATTGGTTTTATGTATGCTCCAGTTATAGAGTTTAGAGGACCAACAGGAGAAGAATCATGAAGCATGCATAGTAACTCTCTTCCTACAGCAAACTCAGACACGTTTGTTAAAATATTTTCTGAGTTTAGTCCTCCTAGAGTTGAAGCATCTAAACCAGCTTGTACAGTTTCTGAAATTGTTCCTAGAGTAGTAGTAAAGGATATTTGCCAATTTTTATTCCAATCGGTTGAAGTTGAATGACTAAAACCTACACGTATATTAGTAATACTTATCTGAGAAAGATTCCAAGTTGTATTTGACTCTCCAATCCAAATGCAACAAGTATCTCCATCGTGTCCAAAATTTACATTATATTTGAAATTATTACTATTATCTAATTGAACAGCAGTTGGATTAAACCATCTATTATTTTCAATATTGTTATAACCACCAATAATAAATTTTACTGAACGATTAATACTATAATTAAATGCTGTTAATTCAAAAATAATCATCGTGTTGTTCCAAGTAACTGGCATTTTTATTTTTATATACCCAGTATTATTACCACTACTTCTAAAAGAAGCACCTTTAGGTTTTGTTATTAGTGGAATATCATTAGTATTGTTATAATCCCACATAGTCACAGAATCACTTACTTTTACCTCTCCATCTATAGTTTGATTTCCTGTAAAAGTATTGTTTGTATTTAGATTTGCTTTTGAATCAAGTGCAGTTTGTAAACCTAAAATATCAGATACAGTAATTGCTTCCAATTCTGACTCTAAATTTAATATATAATTAACTCTTTCTTGTGCTGTATCTAAATCTGTTTGAGATACATTTAATATATTTTGTAAAGATGTTATTGATAAGTTCACAGAAGTAGCAAAATTTTCTAGTGTTTCATTAGATGATAGTTCTACATTTTCAGCAAGAACAGTTCCACCTGCAATAGCTTGAGCTTTATTTTTGTAATGTAGGGCACTATATTCAGTTGTATCCGTAATGGTAAATGTTCCATCATTGTTTGAAGTATATATCTTTACATATTCATCTTCTGGTTGAATAGCATAAGATAAGCAAGTTAATTTATAAGCTTCTGTTCTCCATTTATCTAATTTAGCATTATTTGCATTTTCTTCTGCATTTTGAATTACAGTTAAATTATCAAATACAGAATTTAGTTTTTCGATATTTAAATATAATGTATCTAATGTTGTTTTATCTGCATATAAACTATTAAGTTTGTCCTTGTCTGCATATATGCTATCAAGCTTACTTTTAATTGAGTACAAAGTATCTAGTGTTGTTTTATCTGCATATATGCTACTTAACTTATCTTTATCAGCAAAAAGCGATGATAATTGAACACTTATATTAGCAAGTGTTGTTATCTCTTCTGACTGACTAGCATTTGTTTTTATATCATCAATATTATTGTGTACATTCGTTAATATGTTATTTAGAATAGAGTTTGAAACTTCTACAACCTTTGTTATATTATCTGCAACAGTTTTTACATCTTCAAAATTAGGTTGTACTTTATCAGTAGTTGGTCTTGAATAATATGCTTTTAATACATCCATTTCTTCTTGTGTCATTTAACTGCTCCTAATTCTTGTAAAAAATTGAAATTGTTCCAAGTATAAGTATTCATAATGTCATCCCTATCTATCCTAAAAATAGACTTTTCAGTAGCATCAGAGGTTTTCATCATAAGAAAGTGATAAGCAACTGCATAAGTTAATTGTTCATCTATATCAATTCTGCTTATATCTTCTACCGTTGCACTAGGTCTTTTTACTAGTTGAGTTCCATTTATCCATCTTAGAGTTTCTGCTGTTACATCATCTGTTGATAAATCAATTGGAGTTACATTATTTGCAACATATTCAAGACTTGCTTGTAATAATGGCTTGTACTCTTCATCAATTTTTGGAAGATTTATATTCCCCGTTTTGTTACTTTTTAAAAAGTCTTTAAATTCTTGAAAGGTCATAAAATATCCTTATTAACTTTATCAAAAGCACTAAGTCTCCCTAGTGCTTTTTGTAAAATTAAGCTGATTTAAGCCCTACACCAGCAGAGAATGCATCTGCATTTCTAACTTCTAAAGTACACTCTGTATAATATCTTTTAGATTTTGCAGTTTTTGAAGTAATAACATCTTCTAAATCTGTTGGAATCAAAAGACCATTTTTTGCATACTCAAAGTTACCTGCAAGAAGAACATCACCTAAACCATATTTAGCTGATAAATACCTGTGCAATCTAAAATTAACAATTCCAAAGTCAGTATCTAAAGATACAACTGAACTGTTTACATGTTTTTCATTACCAAACTGTCTTGTTGCAATTTTATTAATAGCTCTTTTTAAGTCAGCACCAATATAAACATCTTTTGGAGTTTCTCCTGCATCCCAAATTGGTTGTAAGATTTGTCCTAAAATATCTTCATCTAATACCGTAAAGTCATTAGTACCTGGGTTTTCATCTGTCCAATCTCCTGCAGTATCGAATGCTAATACATTCCCTCTTGCATTGCTTGAAAAAGAAGTATCCCCTTTGGCTAAAAAATAGAAGAATCCTGCCATTTCACCTGCAACTACATCAGTTCTATCAACTGGAGCTTTAAAAACAGAAGTTTTTACATTTGCATCTCTTCCAAGTCCAAACATTGCATATTCTAAGTCAAGACCATGTTCTTTTGCTTTTTTACCTACTTCATGCTCTAACTCTTTCCCACCATACGTAGAAACAGCTGTCATAGTTTTTGATACCTGAACTTCATTTGTAAAAATCTGTACTGAGTTTGAAGTTTTTTGTTTTGTTGAAGCATCACCACCTGAAAAATCAGAAATTTCTAATTGTGCATTTTTCTTTGGATCTTTTAATTTATCAGTAATCCAAGAATGTGTGATACCTTTTACTGGTGATGTTCCAATAGATGATAAGATTGGAGTTTCACCTGCTCCAATAAGAACGACACTATCATAGACTGATGGAACTAATCCAACCCTTTCTGTTGCTGGTGCTTGATAACCAGTAGCTGTAATACTCATTGTTTCCCCTTTATGAATATATAAATTTAATATTCAATTTTCACGGAAACCAAAAACAAAGTTAAGAATAAGAATGTATTTATATAGATTAAAACTAATATATTTTTTTATATTATGTTTTATAATTTATTGGTATAATAAATAAAAAAGGACATAAAATGGAAGAAGTAATTGTATCTGTTGTAGTTATTGCAGTTTTATTTGTATTTGATTTTTTTGTTCTTAAAAAGTTTTCTAAAAAGAAAGAAGTTTAATATTCTTCCCTTTTATGACTATATGACAATCCTGATTTAGCACCAGTACTACCTAATAACTTTTCACCATTTGTAAAAGTCCCTAACTCTGCACCACTTACACCAAAGTATTTAGAACTTAATGGAGTATATCCATCAGTAAGATATTTTCTACCTACTTTTGATGTGTATAGTTTACCACCTAAATTTAATGGACTAATCAACCCTAGAACGCTACTATTCAATAAAGTTGGTGCAGTATTAGAATGATTTGCAAAAGAATCAGAATACTTTATGCTCTCTGCAACTTTTCCCAATTCTCTTACATCATCTGCACCTACACTAGACAAGTTTCTACCAAACTTATGTGTTTGAGTTGCAAATCTTGTAGGTGTAACCATATCACTACCAAACATTGGATTAGAAGTGTCTGCTATCTTTGAGTTAGTAATAACCTTATCTATAACTGCATCTTTTACAAGATTTGGATTATTACTTGCATTTTTAACACTTTCTAAAGTTGTTACTTTGTTTGGTGATACAATTTTACTAACAACACTTTCTGGAACTAGTGCTTGTTTTTTATCTGTTCCAACAATACTTTTAATTAATGGATCTTCATATCTATTTTTAAATATTTTATATGCTTCATCAACATCTTTTTTTATACTTCCAAGTCCATTATATGTAGCAAAAGTATCAAAGTCTTTATCTAATGCTCCTTTTAACAGTTTATATTGTGCTGTTCCAACATCTCCTGTAACACTTCCACCTCTTGCCATATCTCCAAGATTTGTTCTAAGCTTTGATAACTCAGCATATGTCATGTTTGAATATGGACTCTCTAAAATCTCATTTGATATTTTAACTGCTGCATCTTGTGCAGATTTAGGTATATTCTTATTTTGTGCCAAAATATGCCCAGCTTGACTAATAAGATTGTCAACATCAATAGGCTTATTTATTTGAGAAGCAATACTTCCATACTCTTTATTAAACATCTGCTTATTAGCTGTTTTTGTATCATTTATTGCATTGATTAGTGCTAGTCCAATTTCATCTGTATTTCTTAATGGTGTGATATTCTTAATAGCTTCATTAAATGGAGTAATCTGTTTTGTATCAGCAAATTTTGCTAACTCATCGCTGGACCATAATCTATTGTTTAATACATTTTCAACTTGTCCTAATGTTGGAGATTGCGTAACTTGTGCAGGTGTTAATTCAACTCCATATTTACTAGCTAAATCTCTTCTTGCAACTGCCTCTGGAGTCATTTTACTTCTAAAAGGTGCTGCAAGTTTATTTATACTTTTTGCAGCTCCTAGTCCAACAACTTGTCCTGTTCCTGACCATAAAGCACTCTCTCCCAAATCTTTTGCAATATCAGTAGCACTTTGATTATCTTCTATTCCCCAAAGTTTAGCAATAACTTTTTTTGCTCCTCTTCCTGCTGTTGCACCACCTGCAGCCATTGGAACACTTGCCACACCACTTCCTGCTAACATTCCAGCACTTGCTCCTATCATTTCAGGAATATCACCAATAATATCGGCAGCATCATTCCAAGATAAACCATCTTCATCTACATAGTTCCAGCCACTCTTATCTTTTACAAGCCATCTGTTATCAATTTTATATGCATTACCTTTTCCGTATTCATCTTCAAGTACTTGCTTTCTTCCTTTATCTGTGTCAGCAAAAGAAAACCTACTTCTTACAAGAAAACCTGCACCGTCTTCTCTAGGTTTTATTAAACCTCTTTCAAGAGCAATTTGTATTGCATCTTGTTTAGATAATTCATTTTTAGGAGCTTCATAGTCTTGTGAAATCAGTCCTCTTTCTTTTGCAAGTTTTATTGCTTCATCTTGTGATAGTTTCATTTTGTCAGTCCTATAGCTCTCAATATATCTTCATCTGAAATATTTGAAGGAGTGTTATTTTGTGTTGAAGGAATGTTATCAATAAAAGATTTATTAGATAATGCACTGAAATATTTATCTGCTCTTTCTTTACCGTAATTTTCTACCCAGGTATTATAAGTATTTTTAAGCGCATTATTTAATATTTCTAGTTTTGTATCGATTTTAGGTAATACTTCTCCATCTCCTGCATTACTTGAAGGAAACTCTTTTGCAAACTCTTCAATATCAAATCCACTTAGTGCAGCTCCAAACGATTTATTTCTAGCTGCATTTGCAACAGATTGTAAGTTTGTTACCCACTTATTATAGTCTCTCATTTTTGGATTATCTACCCCTACTTTATTATAAATCCAATTCATAGTATCGTCAGCGAATCCAGTATATTCTTCTTTCCAATTATTCTTTGCGTAATTAATGCTATTTGCAATCTTTATAGCTTCATTTAAATCTTCAACATCTTTAGAATTTACATCATTTGTCTTTTTAGTAATGTTTACATTATTCAACTCATTTTTTCCACTATTTCCCATATTCATAAAATTAGAAATTGGTGTCATGATTGTATTCCCATTACTATCTACAGTAGGAACAAGTGTCTTTTTAACAAGTAATGCTTTTTGGAATGTTTTTCCTATGTCGCTATTAGGGTTAATTCCTGCTGCAGATAACATCTTTTCAGTATTTGTCATACTTGGTTTCTTTTTATTAGCAGGATTATTAGGTGACATCTTCCAATCATTAACTCTTTTAGTCTCAATCAAGATATTTTGATTATGTTCATATGAATTTGAAAGCTGTTGTCCTGTTAATGCTTCCATTGTTTGATTATGATTTACTTGATTATCATATTTATCTTTTGCAATATTCTCCATATTAATTCTATGATCACCTAATTGCTTATTCTGTCTTTTCTTTTCATTAAACTCTAAACCACGTTGTGAGTCATTTATTAAAAATTGACCTAATTTTAAATAAGGAGAATTTGTATTTATATTTGTATTTAGCTTGGGAGTTTCAAGCATTTGAATTTTTGCCATAGCTTATTCCTTAAGAAGAATAATTATACATTCCTGCATAATCTCCTAGTTTTTTCTTTTTATTTGTTGTTCCAAAAACATTATCAAAAGCACTAGTGATATTTTCTTGTTCTAAGTTTTCTTTTGCAATTTCCCTATCATTTAACGATTTATTATAATTGTAATTTTGCAAAGAAAGTAAATTTTGCTGTTGTGCTAAGTTGTTTTGTTCTTTCATTAGTTTATTTTGATTATACATTCCATAACCAGTCAAACCTAATCCAACTAAATTTGTAAGCCCTTTTCCAGTATCACTGTTTGCAAAACTACCTAATTTTCCAAGTGTGTCAAAAAAGCCCATAATAACCCCTTTTATTCTTTTGAGTTATTATGGGCTTTTAGATAAACATAATTAAGTAGAGAAATGTTATCTATTCTGAATTGCTTGTAATATAGCTGCTCCCATATCAGCTTTAGAAACATTCTCACCTTGTTTCATTCTGTCAAATGCTGATGATTGAGCACCAGGTACTGAATTCGATGGAATAATATCATTTGTTGGTGGTTGATGAGGCTGTGCTTTTAATGAAAGTAAATCATCTACCATTCTCCAACCTGCAGGATTATCCATTGCTATTTGCATATTTTGAGGCATTTTTGAAATATATTCAACTATTGCCATTTCATCTGCATTTGGTCTCTCAGCTTTAAATGATGCAATATCATTTTGTAATTGATTTTGTTGCATTGATTGTTGAAGAGTTTCAATTGTTTGTTTAAGTTGTGCATTTTCATTTGTAATATTTGATAATCCCAACTTCTCTGCTAAATCTTGTAATGCAACTTCTTCATCACTCATTGGAGTTTGAGGTTGATTACTTGTCAACTGCTCTTGTAATGCAGTTAAACCTTGTTCTAATTTTGATTGACCACTCATTAATGCCATTAACTCCATAGGAACTTGTGGCTGTCCTTCTGCGGGTTGTGACTCTTGCCCTTCAACTGGTGGTACAACTTGCGGTTCTTGACCTTGTTGGGGTTGTTGTTGAACTTGTGGCAGTGGCTCTACTACTTGTGGTTCTGCTCCATTTGAAACTGCGTTCATAAGTGTTGCCATTGCTGGGTCTTGTACTGGATCCATTTTACTCTCCTTTTTTATCGTCGTTTAATAAAAATACAACTAATTCATTCTCTCTATATTTAGAATAACCTTCTAGCTTTCTCTCTTTACAAATCTCTTTCAACTCTTTTACTGTTTTCTTTTTGTATGGAAGAGCTACTTCGTAAAGAGCTTTATAATCTTCACTTAAATCTTCTAATTTAAGAGTTTCTTCTTTTAAACCTTTGTCTATAGTATCAAGAATTGCAACATCTTCTTGTCCAGCTCCTTTTTTATTGTTGTTTAATTCTTCTGCTTTTTCTTCAAATAACTCTTCAAAATTAGCTTTTTTCATTACAATAAAACTTTCTCCTTGTTTTACAATGTAATCACCTTTGTCTATTTTGTAAGAAGATTTACCAATTTTAATTGTTTTATGTTCTTCCCATCCATTACCAACAATATTACAATCAACTGCTAAAACTTTTGACAATTCTTTTTTCTCTTGACCTTCATATGCTAAAGCATAAACTTCTTCTGTTTTTTTTACATAAACTTTCATTTTTTTATTCTCCTTTTGAAATTTCAAGTAATGTTTGTGGGAAGGCAGTAACCTCTCTAATAATTCCCATTTTATTTGCAGCTTCTAATTTTCTCGAATTTGATACATCAGAGCCATTTGCAGTAACTATATTTGTTTCTTCTAAAAATCTTTCACTTAAATAGCTTGATACAATTCCCCACCCTTTGCTTTTTAGAAAAGTTTCTACCTCTTCTTTTGTTATATTATGCTCTTCCAATAGCACCAAGTACGGATGTTGTTGTTCTTCTTGATTCTGTGATTTCATCTTGTTTATTTTCCTTTCCAAGTAATTCATCTGAATTTGTTATTCCAATTAAAGGTAATGTTTCTGCAACAACTTTTTTTAAGCCTTTAGCTGTATTTATTGCATCTGCATCTTGTAATTGCACCTGTATTTTTAATAAGTCACTCATCATTGAATAAGCTTGACCTAGATTTTCTCTTTTTACTACATCATTTGTTACTCCAAGACCAGTATTAAAATTAACTTTATAATTTAAATTTAATCGTCTGTCTACTCCTTTGAAAAGTTTTGCATCACCATACTTCCAAGTCAACATCGATACTCTTTTGATTAAAGGATTAAAAAATGTTTCGTTAAAAGCTCTAACATATGAATCTAACTTAATACTTCCTTCACTATGTTCAATGCCTTTTTCAGTTGCGGTTTTAGATTTGTCATTTGATAACCCATTCATCATTGGAGATATTCCAGATACTTCACTCATATCATGGTCCATATTTTGAGTGTCTAAAATTGCAGGTTGAAGATTTGGTGTAGGAAGTGGAACTATTGAAGCTGCGTTTATATTTGTTCCTTTGATAACAGTCTTGTTAGGATTTAATATATCTAATGGATTGATTCCACTTGTACTGCTTGAAACAATCTTAGGATTTAGAAACCTTTTAACAGCATCAATACCTTGGTTTCTTCTAATGTTATACTCTTCTTGCAATGGAACAAGAGGCATAATAAGAGGCTCGTAATAACACATAACAACTTCATTTTCATCAATTCTTTTTAATTGAGGAAGAAGTCCACCAAATGTTATAGGACAACCATCTTCAAGATACACATCTTGTCTTAGTGGAGCATTTTTATAGAAAGTTGATACATGCCACTTTCCATCATCAAGAGTATAAATCTCTTTAAGCTCTATTCTTTTAGAAGTAATCTTATCAAACTCATTAAATATCCCTGTACTTACTTCATCAAGATTAAATATTTCTCTTTGAATAAGATTATTTATTTCTTTTTGAGTTTTATAAATTAAATGAACAAAATATGTAGAACTTTCAGGAGTTTTAGCATCTCTGTCAAATCTAATTTCATCAATATTTACACTTTCAATTACTGGCTTTCCATTATCCCAATAACTCTTAGCAACAGCAGTTCCTATATATGGTGTTTTCCTTATATTTGGTTGTAAACACATAAAAATATTCATATCTTTTATGTATGTGTTCGTTGCTTCATGTAGCTTATCTATTGCATAAAGATATTCTTCCCTATTTTCATCATCATCTGGAGAGATTGTTGCAAATTTATCATTAGAGAAATATGTCCTGTTTAAGCTATCACTTGCCCTAGCACATTTTGACCTTGCTTTAGGGAAAGCCAATCTAGACATTCCTCTTTTTTCCAATGATTCATATACTTGTGCATCAATTTCATTAAAAAAGACTCTTTCAAATACTTTCAAATCTCCTTTAACTTTGTCATATCCATTATCAGCATTTTGAATAAGTTCAAGTAACTCTTCTGTTCTTGTACTATTTGTGTTCATCATCATATTCCTTAAAATACTTTCTTATTGTTCTTTTATCTAATCCTATTTCATTGATAAATACCTCCTCAATTTTAGTTTTTTCCATTTGCAAATCTAAGAGTAAGAATGCAATATATCTATGTTGAACTTTTGAAGGAACTAGAATTGAAGAACCTTTTAGCTCATTACAAAAGAAATATGCAACAATAATTTGTAACTGTTCATTATTTAATCTAGTCGTAAACTCTTTAATTATGTCAACTGGTATTGCATTAACAATTGATTCAAAGTTTTCACCTGTTATTGGGGCACTCATTACCATTGCTCCGTTGAATAATCATCACTTATATCACTTGATTTTCCACCTGCTCTTGCTAGTAAATTGTCTCCCATCTCAATAAAATATGCTAAACTATCCAATTCATCATCATGTATTGCATTTGGAAAGTTTATTGCTTCACTTATTAAGTCTTCATCTACATAGTCAATAAATAATAGTTTATTTTTATTGTATGCACTAAGGATATACTGTTGTATTCTTGCCTCTTTATTTCTACCTTTAGGTAATAATCTAACTACTACGTAAGGAAGATTTCTAAGTGCTATTTCTGATTCGAGATTTTCAATGAATGTCTTACTTATTCCTGTGTCTTCAACTCCAATGTATTGAATATCAAAATCTCTTGCATATTTAAGTGTTTGTTCTAATAATTCATTTGATAAAAGTTTTTTCTTTACAGATTTCTTTACATATTTTTTATTAAAACTGTCAATGCATCCAATTGTAAAAGCTGAACTATCAGAAGTTTTAGAATTAGTAACTGCAACATCCAAAGTCATATAATTAATTAGAGAATTATTCCCTTCACCTTCATCATATTGCCAAAGTTCACTATTATCTATTTCAATAGGTTTTATATGTTCTTCAAATTCTTCATTTGTAATAACTCTAAAATGTTCTCTTGTAAAAATATCACCTATAACTAAATCCCAATTCCCATTTAAAAGGGCTTCTCTTTCAGAATCTGGTAAATGAAGTAAGTTTTTTGTATATTCATCTTCATCAAGATTTGGATTATCTTTTAGTAATGATGGTATGTACATAACTTTTGTTATATATTTTTTATTGTTTAACTGTTCTTCCATCTTATGCATTATATTAGGCTCTCCAATATCAATAAATCTCTTCTTTACCCATTCATGATATTTACCACCAGGGTTAGAAGTTCCTCTCATTACATTTGGATAACCTTTAGTATTTCTATTTCTTGATTTTAAATATAAATATTGAGTTTCTGAAAAGTGTGTAAGTTCATCAAAACCTATATATCCCCACTCTCCTCCTTGGTATCTGTATTTATCATCTTCATGTTCTAAATATCCAAATTTAAGTCTTGATCCATTAATAAAAGTCATAACTTTGTCTGAACTGTTATATCTATATGATTTTGCAGGATAAAATTCTAAGGCTTTACTAATAATTGATTCATATAACTCAGGAAATGTTCTTCTAAATAGTATTGCACTGGCTTTTGGTAACCTACAATACTCATATGCATCTGCAACTAATGCAAAAGATTTTCCTCCTCCTGCAGCTCCACCAAAAAGTATTTCATCTATTTCTTGAGTATTTGCAATCATAAAGTTTTCTTGAGTGTTTGAAAGAGAAATCATTTTTTACTTCCTTTAAACCACTCTGGAAGTTCACTTGATTCACTTACTACAGTTTCATTTCTATCTGGAACATAGTAACCAAGCATTTTATTTACCATATCAATAGCTTTTAACTTATCTAGTGTTTTTACAAATTTTACTTCTCTTGCAAATTCACCACCCCCAACAGATTTAACTCCTAACTCTGATATTGTTCTCCTTTTTTCTATAGGAATATCTTCAAGTTGTTTTAGCTCTCCTTCTTCATTAAATAAATCTGTTGGATCCAACATAATTGTTGTCAGAAGTTCTGTAATTATCTTGTTTTTAGAGATTTTATTCTCTTCTTCAATTTGTTTTTGTAATTCTTCAACTCTTACCCTAATCTTATCCTTTTTAAAAAACTCACAAGCTTTTACATTTATAGTTTCTTCTTTCATTTTAGAAGTATTGTATGCACTCTTGTAAGCAGCAGTTTTATTACCACCATTTTTAAAATATTCTTGGATTGTTTTTTCTTCTTTGAGGGTAAACTTTTTCATAATTATAATTCTAAAGATTTTTTAAAAAAAAGTAAGGGAGTGAAAATAGGTGCTTATAAAATATATTTTGGTATTATTTAATATTCAAAACAAGGAGTTGGTTATGAAAATGTTTTTAGTTGTAATAGGTTTAGCATTATCACTTTTTGCAAGTGATACAAATAAGATAAATGAAATTAATTTTGACAAACAAGTAATTTCATTTAATGTTGTTGAAGTTGAAAAAAGTGGCTGTTGTTCTTGGCATGGTGGAGTTGCTGATTGCAGAAATGGAAGAGTTGTTTGTGCTGACGGAAGTTTAAGCCCATCTTGTACTTGTTTGGGTGGGAAACCAATTGTTCCTGAAGATAAAATAAACTAACAAAAGATAGTCAATGTATGAATACTGAAGCAAAAATTAAAATTATTACTGGAGGGAGTATTACTCCTTAAACCTCTTCAACTCCTCCTTCTTCTTCTGGAAGGTGGGAGATTCATGTAGTAGTTGTTCTATAGTTTTACCAAGTGCTCTATCTTTTTGAAGAGCTTCAAGAGTTATAATAGTATCAAGTGTCATATTAGGTCTAACTTGCGCTGTTAATTCTCTTCTTGGTTTATCGCTAAAACTGCTCACTTATCTCTCCAATATCTCAACTTCAACTCTAGGATTATTCTTATCATAATCAAAGTCATAACTTCCTGCCACATATTTATCATTCAAAGGCTTTTGAAATATTGCATCATTTATCCCTTTGGCAACATTATCTGTATCTCCATGAGTTTTATCTTTATAAAAAGCTTTTATATTCACATAATACTTTTGATCTTTACTAAATACATTATGAGGAAGTTTTTTGAATTTATCTACAAATGCTCTTATAACTTTTGTTTTCCATACTTGATACTTTTGATACTCTATATCTTTAAACTTTTGTCGTTGTGTGGTCCTTTTGTATGGAACAGGATTCTTATCTCCATTTGAAACAATAAATGTATATTTTCTTCTAACTGGTATAGTCATTTTGACTCCCATTTATTACAACCAAAGTTTTTAAATCCTATATCACCATCTTTAGGTCTAATTATAAAAAAATTACATTTTTCTTCTGGAGTATCATAAACACAATTCTCACATACTTTAAAACTTTCAGATACAATTGCTTCATTTAACCCACCATTTTCATTTTCCAATTCTTCAACCTTCTTTTTCAAAACCTTGTTTTCATCTTTTAAAAATTTGATTTCTTTATTTTTTAATTTTATTAATTCTAAGCTCATTACCTAATTCCATTTTGTGCTAATGTAGATTTTAATCTTTTGATTTCTTCATTTAATTTTTCAACAACTTTATTTTCAGAAATATCTACTTTTAATGTATCTTGCATAAAATGATTTTCATAAATAATCATTGTATGAACATTTGATGCTAACTCTTTAGCCATTGAATTAATTGAAGGTTCAATTAACTCTCTAATCTCATTTTCAATTTTATATTGCAGTTGTAATCTAAGATTTTTATTAATGTCTTCTAAACTCATTATGCAGCTCCATATTCATAAACTGTTGGTGTTTCATTTTTAACAATGTTAAAAATTTTAAATCTCATTCTTAACCTGTGAGGCTGTACTCTATGTTGAAAGCAATAATTAATTAACATCTTCATAACTTTATTTTTATGCTCTTTAGTCGTGTTGTTAAACAAAACATTGATTCTTTTTAATTCCGACTGATAGGTAAATTTATAACCTAGCTCAGGAATTTCAAACTTATGATTAAAGCTTCTAACAAATCTCATAATTTCATTGTTAGGTAGCATTCCATCAAATCTAAGTTCATCTATATTATCAGCTTTATCTGCCATTGAGCCAACCCAATGATTTAAAAAAGTGTAGGTTTTATTAAACTCTTCCATCTGTGCTTTAGTTAGTTTTATCATGATGCATTCCTTACTAAATTCACTAACTCTTCTACATTTTTTGCATTAGTTACTTTCCAATCTTTTTCAATTTTCAAATAACCATCTTCTTGAAACTCTATGTCTTCGCCATTGATACAATATTTTTTTCCAATTAAATCAATAGGCACTACAGCCTTACTTGCTGATACTTTAATAATCTCTTCCTGGTAATCTAAATAGATCTTGTTTTTTATAAAATTTGGAAGTGCTTTTATGAAAGTATCATCATCAGGTAATGCTTTTGCATAGTTCATAAGTCCAGTAAGTATCAAATCTAATTCATTTTTGTGTAAAGCTAATTGCGTATAACTAGATTGCTCTTGTAATTTAAAATTCTTATTTGAAATATTTTCTTTGAAGAAATTTATAATCACTTTTGGTGTAGTAGAAATCTTTTTTTTAGTATTTTTTTTATGATGTTTAATATCTTGATGATTAATAACTGACGGTTCAAGGTGTTCACAATTTTCATTTTGGGTGTTCACAATTTCTTTACCCGTGTTCACATTGTGGTTTTTTTCTTCATCTTGACCGTGTTCACATTGTGAACTTTCATCATCTTCTTTTTTTGTATATTTTCTAGCTTTTTGATATGCTTCTTTATACTTTTCAGTATCAATATTAAAATGATGTATTTGATACATTGTAGACGTATCGCTTTTATTTTCTCTTTTTCTTTTAGATCTTGAAATAACTCCTATATCTTCATATGCTTTTAATATATATGTAAGAGTTGATTTGGCAACTTTTGCTTTATTTCCTAATGTTTTAAGTGAAGGAAATAAAATTCCTTCATCACTAGCAAAGTCACACATTGCAAGTAGTACCAATAAGTCATTTCCTTTTTGGTCTGTTTCCCATGCTTGGGTCATTAGTTTAACGCTCATAAAAGACTCCCTTGAACACATTTTTTATCTTTGCCTAATAGTAATCCATCAAATAGTATTTGCTTATATTCTTTATATTTTATTTCAGGGATTTCTCCACACTTAAAACAGTTACTATCTCTTAAATCCTTATTATTTATTGCCCTTGTATATAGTATATAAAGGCATATTTCTCTTAATTCATATAAAGTGTATATTGACAATAAGCCTTTGTCTAAATCGATTTTACTTCTGCCTTTTAAAAAAGAAAGAAGTTCTTTTTTTTCGTCTCTCCATAATAATTTATACAAATTATTTTTTGCTCTTTCAATTTTTGCAAACATGACAAACAAATCAGGATAAAATTCTCTATCAAATTTTCCATTATCATAAAAATATACATAGCTATGAGTTCTTGAAAATGTATTTTTTTTATCTAGGTATTTAGAGAAAGATTTTTTATGAGATATATCAAGAATAACTAAAACTATTGAAGCGTATTTTGAGTAATCTCTAATTTGATTATCTAGTCTTGTTAAATTATCTTTATCTGATTTTATTTCTACTGCTACAAAAATATCTTTTGTAAATAAAGCTAAATCCATTCTAGTTTCCATAGTGCCACCACAAAACTCATCTACGATTTGAATGTCTTTTTTTATTGCCTTACTACAATTTTTAACAATATTTTTAAAATAATTTCTTATTTCTTTTTCATTACTCATCACGCACTCACTTTCTCAAAAGCTTTTTTAACTTCATAGTTGTATTTTTTTATTAAAAATTGTTTGTGATAAGTTTTATTAGCTTTGTGCTCTTTAAACATATAGCCACCAGTTCTATATCTTTTTTTATTTGGATTAAGACAATCTCTAATATGTTCTCTTGATAAACCTAGAGTATTTGCAGCGGAGTTTATACTCTCATGAACTTTTATTAACTCAGTTCCACTCTTATTCCATTGTTCGACCATTTTTCTATGTGGTTGATTTAGCTTAACTTGTGTATTTAGCTCTTTACTTCTCTTTGCTTTATTATGTACTTTATGTGTTACTCCATTTCTCCATTTTTCAAGCATATGTTTCCTTATTAAATCATCAATAATATGAACTGGAACATTTCTTTTATCAGCACACATTTGTCTGGTCCAGTTTAATTCTAAATAGTGTTTTTGAAGCCATTCTTTTGATATTGTTTTCATCACAAACACTCCACAAGATAAACAGTTTTTTTTACTAATAGGACATTCTACTTTTTGTTCATCTTTCACTTTTCCAATTTTTTTAAGTGCATTAACTCTTGCAGATATAGTTGAAGTTTCAATATCTAATTCTTTAGCAAGTTGTCTTCTTGTTTTTGAACCTTCTTCTTGTAGATGTTCATAAATTAAAGCCATTTGAGTAGCAGCTTTACCAGTATCAGTTACTTCTTTGTAAGCTCTTGTTGAAGTCATTCTCATTACCATAATAATTACCTCCTACGGCAATATAGTTTTTACTAAATCAGCAGAGTCAACTCCTACCAATTAAATTTGTAGGAGGATTTTAAGAACATAGGAGCTGACTTAATAAAAAGTTCTTATTAGCCTTTTGGTATAATCCTTAGGCACAATAGACGGTGCAATAAACTAAGAGAGTGTCGTTCGCCAAAATTTCACTCTCTTAGCAATTCGCAAAAAATGAGTTTTGAGACTGTAGTTAAGCTACTTGGATAATAAGCCTCAATAAAAAGTTACATTTAACTCTCTATGAAAATTATAATCTATAACCTTATTTATGTTAATATCTCTCCATCTTATGAAAGGAGGATACTCATGAATACTTACTTAATCACATATGACCTAAACACTCCAGGGCAAAAATATGATTGCATTTCCAAAAAAGTCAAAGACAATTACTCATGGTGGAAATGTTTAAATAATATTTTTATTATTAAATCAAATCAATCTTCTACTGAAATTAGAAACTTTTTGAGCCCTTGTATTGATTCAAATGATAAATTAATTGTTTTAAAATTATCAGGTGAAGCAGCATGGACTGGATTTGATAAAAATTGTTCTGACTGGCTAAAGAATAACCTTTAATTTTAACTCTTGCATTCAGATTTCCATTCCATTGCAAGTTTCAAATTAGATTCTAAACCTAAAACTTTAGTATCTTCTGGCAATTCAAAAGGAATACTATTAACCTTAATGATTGTTCCTTTGACATAGTTTTCCTCTCCTTATTTAAATTTAATCTCTACAGCACCACACAAAACAAGCTTAGGTGCAACAACAACTTTTCTCTTATCCTTGATTTGTTTAAAATCATGTGTTTTCCCATCAATGTGCATTTTCATAATTTACTCCTTATAATTGAGCTTTAGTTTCAATAGCTCTTTGATTTAATCTAGTTGCTAATGCTTCAAGTTCCCTAATATCTCTCATACATGGTCTGATTTCACTAAGTTCAATTTCATCTTTATTATCAAAGTGTTTAGCCATGTTTTCTGATATTTTTCCAATTCTTGCCATTATCTCCATAATCTCTTTTTGCATTGTGCATTGAGTAAATGGTTTAACATCTTCCACATTGTCTAAGTCATTGTGTAAGATTTCTAATTGCTCTTTATTAAATCTTTTTAATGGATCATTAAATTTATTTCTAAATACTTGCTCTGGTGTCTTTCCACCTAAGCCTAAAAGATTTGCTCCATATCTAGCCCAATCTACATTTGAACCATCATGCTTTGCTTTTAATTTTCTTTCAAGATTTCTATAAAAAAGCTCTTCTTGATATGTTTTCATTGGTTTTAACTTCTCCTTAATAAACCTATTTATTATTTTCTTTTGTTGTTATACTTTCTTCAGATAAAAAAGATTTAATATTTTTCCATGCCGTGAAAGGAATATTGTCATCTTGATTAATCTTAAGCATCACACAGTATGAAGGTTTTCTTCTTCCTGTTAAAATAGACTTGATTGTGTCATTTGAGCCATAATGTTTTTTTAAAATTTTTTTTAATAATTCTCTTTTCATACTGAAAGTGTACACATTGCACTCTTAAAGTTTTATTAAAGGTGTACATAATGCACACTATAAAAAGGTACAATATGTACACTTATAAAAAAGGATATTTATGTCATTCGATGGTGAAAAATTTTCAGAATTGATTAAAAACAAAGGTTTAACTACTCTTGAATTAATCAATATATTAAAAAACAGATATGAAATTGAAGTAACTATAGACACAATTAAAAGTTATAGAAGAAAAACAGGTGCAGCAAGAACACCTTCACTTGATAAACTAAAAGCTTTTGCAGAAATATTAGATACAACAATTGATGAACTAAGTGGAAAACCTAGCATTTCTTCTGTCAAAATGGTTCCGATAAGAGCAAATGCATCATGCGGTTCTTCTGAAATTATTACTATGCAAGATTTTAGTAGAAAAGCATATTATAATGGTGAGTTTTGGACACCATCTCTTTACTGTGTAATTGCAAATGGAAGCAGTATGAGTCCAGAAATTGATGATGGAGATGAAGTTATTATAGATCCAGAGGTTAAACCAATTAATGGAGATATGGTTTTATATAAAATAGACAATGAATTTGCAATAAAAGTTTTAGTTATTGATGAAGATGCTCACATTATGCAATTTATCCCATACAATCCAAGTGAAGAGTTTAAAACAAGAACTGTTAGACTTGATGATGAAGATACAATGAATAGATTAATGATTCATAAGGTTGTAAGTGTTAATAAACTTATGTTTAATAATAGAGCTGCTAGATTAAAAATGATTGGAAGATAATGAAAAATAAAATAAGGTTATTTCTTGCTAAAGAGTGGCTCATTTTAATATCTTTCCTTATTATTGGTGGAATTGTAACTACTTTGTCTAATAGTTTAGAACAATATTTTTGTTATGAAAGCCCAGCAAATAAAAATACTTTGACTTCAAAGCAACTTGAAGTTATTGCTCTTCTTGATAATAGAATAAAGGAAGAAGGCTATTTATCTTATGAATTGAGAAATAAAATATATGAAAATAAAGAGAAGTTTTATTATCTTATTAAAGAATGCGATTCTCATCAGAACAATCGATTGTCAACAAAATATTTTTTCCATTTTTCAACAGAATCGATTTTTATGTTCTTTTTAATCTCGTACATAACTTTATTTATTCTGCGTGTAATAATTATTCTTACTAAATCTTCTCTAGAAATAGTCAAAAAGAGTAAACAATGAAAATTTTAGCTTTCATAATAATCTTCACTTGTATATGCATAAGTTCAATGATGTTTATACAACAAGTAGTACAAAAAATAAACCCTTATTTTGGTAATAAAACAGCAAATTATATTTCCATAACACTTGCTTTATTATTTGTAATATCTGCAGTTCTTTTCGGAGGAAGTGATACATCTCATTGGTATGGAGAATATGAGTAATGAAATATTTTTATTTTATGTTGCTTCCTATATTTATTCTTTCTGGCTGTAACTATGCAAGAGATAATCAACTTTCAAGAAGTGGTAAATTTATTAATGATTATGGAAGCTATTATGATTCTGGTGCAAAAATTGTAGGAGGCAACTCAAATATAGGAACTATTGGTAGCTCAATTCAATTATTCGGTACACTTGTAGGTTTCATTGCTGCAAATATCCCTAAGAGTACACAAGAACACAGTAAATCAATAAATAAAAAATCAATAGAAATTAAAAAACAAAAATCTGACAAAATAGAAACCATAATACCAGAAAAAAAGCCAAAAGAAAAGAAAATCAAAAAAGTAAAATCTCAAGAAAACTATGATGAGATTATTTCAAGACTTAAAGCAGAAGGCGATTATGATAAATTTGGTTTTGATAATAATAATATACATAAAGATACAGGCACAATTTACAATAATTGTGGATTTAAAAGAAATGGTACATATCTAAATGGTACAAAAGAAGATGAATTTGGCAAGACATTTATTGATTGTTATGCCATAAAAAAATAAACTAAAAATCCTATTCTTTTAAAATAATATATACAAAAAATAAACCTTTAGTAAACAATTCATTCCTCTAAATATAAATATCCTCCACAATTAAACTTTAATAAACAAAAACTAATTTGTGAGTTTTAACTAACATCATTAATAACACATACTAACAATTATTATTTTATGAAAATATGCACACTGAAGACACTTTATATTTAAATTTATTATAAGTGTACAAAAAGCACACTAGTTAAGATTATTTTAAGAGTACTAATTGTACACTTTCAATATCAGTTATCCAAAACCTAGTTTTACTAACTGCGTTCTTTATTAATACGACTCAGTCGGTGGCATTTGTTAGTTTTTGCAGTATCAAACTATCTCAGTATCAAATATCAGTTTGTAGTAATCTGATTTGTTGCAGAAATGCGGAACAACATTAAACTACATAATTCTTCAATCAAGAGCAAGATTAACACACATATTAGCACCCTAAAAATAGAAATTTAAATCAAACCAAAAACTGTATTTTTAATCGTTTTTCTTGCTCTTGATTGAGGGATTAAATAGGAGGATTCTATGTTACTAAGAATAGATGGGAATACACCACTTAAACAGTTGATTAATATTCAAAAATATTGGTCAAAAAGAAATGTGAATTTAACAATAGTAAGGAGCAAGAAATGAGTAATCTAAAAGATAGACCTAGAACAGAGTTAGAATTAATTACAACAGCAATGAGACATAATGCAATCCAAAACGCATTAAACAATGTATCAGATGATGTAATGACAGCAGAAGAGCATGAAAAAGAATATAAAAAAGCAGAATACATTATGAAAGATGCAATGTATAAGATTATGGCTGAATGTAATCTCTATGGTGATGATTCTATTATTTGTGAAAACAATATAAGTCTTGGAAACAAAAAGACTGTTTCTGACTTCTTTATAATGTTAGTTTCAAATGTTTCAGAGGAAATTGATAAAGAAATTAACGGACCAATTGTTATCCCTGCTGTATGTAATATACCAACTAAACCATTTATATTAAGGACTTTAAGATGAGCCAAAACGAACAACCAAATAAACTACCAATAGAACTTAATCTATTGGATGAAAAGAAAAGTATAGTTGTGCTAAACAAAGAGCATCAATCAATTGAAGAGCATATAAAAAAAGAGCTTGAAGCTGATAAGTACAACTCAATCGTTACAGCAGATAACTACGATGTTATGAAAGCAAGTTCACAAGAACTAGGTAAAACATCAAAGTTTATTAGTAGATTTAGAATTGATAAAAAAGAATCTGAAATGGAAGATATAAATATCTTTGATAAAAATTTAGTAGGTTATTGCAAACTTATTACAGACAAACAAGATGAAATAAAAAAAGGTCTTGATGTATTTGATGAAAAGAAAAGAAAACAAGTGGTTGAAGTTTGTAAAAACTATGAACAAATAAGAATCAAAGAAATTGGATTAAGAGAAGAATTCTACGATATTGATATTTACTCAATGACACAAACTGGATATATGACTGCAACTGGTCTTATTTCTAAAAAAGGTAGAGAAGAAGTAGATAGAAGATTAAACGAAAAACTTGCCTTACAAAATAAAGTAGACAATAGATTATTGAATCTTGAAAATGAATGTCTAAAAAATGATATTGCACCAATGAGTAAAGAGTATGTGCAAGGGTTCATATATGAAGATGATGCAAATTATCAAGAAAAATTAAATGCACTTATTCAAATAGAAGTTAAGAGAGCAGAAGCAGAGAAAAAGAGAATTGAAGATGAAGCAAAAGCTAAAGCAGAAAAAGAAGCTAAAGAAAAAGTTTTAGCAGAACAACAAAAAGCAAAAGCTGAACTTCATGCAAGATATGAGAGTCAGATTAGAACTGCTTCAATCCCTACTCTTACAAGAATTAATCTTGAACTACAATCTTATGAGGTTGCAGTTGTTTATGAGCTAAGACAGATGTGTAATGAGAGACAAAGAGAGTTAGAGAGTCAAACAACACAAGAGATTGATGAAAGCCCACAAGAAGAGCATTTAAAAGCTATTCAAGAGGAAAAGGTTGAGGAAGTAGAAGAAACTAATCAAACAAATTCTGATGGAAAAGTTACTAAAACTCTTTCAATAAATATTAGAGTCCCTGCAGGTGCAACAGATGAACAAGTTATTGGTGCTGTAATCAATATGATTAAAGCTGATAGGTTCCCATTAGTAAATATAGAGGTAAATTAAGATGAGAATAAATATTGAAGTAGAGTTAGATTTTTTAAACGAAGATGAAACATTAGAAGAATCTTTTAAGCAATCTATCAAAGAAAATATTACTAATAGAGTTGTTAACTTAACAGTTCAAAAATTAACACAAGAAATTAAGCCACAGATGGATAATCATTTTAAAAATTCTATTGAAAAAACAATGGAAGATTTACTAAATGATTATCTTCAAAAACCAGTTGTTGTTGGAGATGGATATAAAACAGAATCTTTTGATAGTGCCTTGGAAATGATAAGACAAAAATTTTCAAGCCTTTATAATGCAGAATTTAGAAAATCTAATTCTTGTAACAATGACCCTTTATACAAAAAACTACAAGACCAAATAAGATATGAAGTGGCAAATGCAGTCGGAACAACAAAAAGGCTAATTGAAAGTGAAGCTAAGAAAATAGCAAACGAAGAAATTGAAAAGAATTCATTAGTGCAAGCCTTAAAAGAATTTGATTTCCAGAAAAAGGAATAACCCATGAGTGCACCAATAGATATAGAGATACCAAGTATAAGTCAAACAAAAAAGTTTCCTTATCCGTTTGATACCATGATAGAGGGGTTGTCAAATCAAGACTATCACAATGCAGGTGGATTATCAAGTACAAGATTTAGCCTTATAGATCTATCTGTAAGAGCTTTTTTAAATCGACATCTATATGATACTTGGAAACCTTGCTTTGATAAAGGTAATTTAATACATGATTGTATCTTATTGCCTGATTTGGTAGAGAATACTTATACAGAGAGTCCAACAGTAGGACTTGATACAGTTGCAGCCAATAAGATAAGAGAACAAAATCCTAATAAAATTGTTGTAGGTAAAGGAGATATAGAAGAATACAAACAGGTTGCAAAACTTGCAAGAGTTATGTTTCCTTTTTTAGTACATGAAAGCACTAAAACAGAAGTTAGTTTTTTTCACTATAACAAAGATATAGATTTAATATTTCAAATAAGACCTGATATTTACAATGCCCTTGTAGGTATGCTTTTTGATGTTAAATCAACTAAAGCTAATAATCATGCAGAATTTGAAAAGTTGATTGAGGGATATAACTATGATTTAAGTCTTGCTTTCTATTTTGATGTATTGCAGATGTGTGGTTATAAAACAAATATCTTTTATACAGGCTGGCTTTGTATTCCAACTGCATCACCTCATGTTCCATTTGTCTTTAGAATTAGTGAGGAACTTTTAGAAAAAGGTAGAAGTAAATATCAAAGGCTTTTAGAAAAGTATAAAAACTACATGGATGCAGTTAAAGCAGAGGGTGAAACAGATAATCTAATTTATGATGATGTTGCACAAAAAGAAGCCCATAGTTGGGAATACAGAAAAGAAAATTATATTTAGGAGAATACAAAAATGAGTAATAATCAGTTAATACAAAGAGAACATGAAGCAAGAGCAATAGTTGCTAAAAAAATGAAGCAAATAAATACTCTTGTAGGTCATGATGAAGTAAAAGCAAGTAAGTTTGGAAGTGCCTTAGTGCAACTATCACAAAATAAAAATTTAAAAGATTGTAATGTTGATAGTGTAATAGATGTAGGATTTCAAATAGTTCAAGCAGGGCTTAATCCAAATCCTTTATTTGGTCAAGCATATGTAGTTCCATTCAAACTAAAAAGTGGTTTTACTGCTGCACAATTACAAGTAGGATATAAAGGTTATATCCAATTAGGTTATAGGGCAGGATGGAAATTTAAAGCAGTACCAGTTTATAAAGTTGATAACTTTGATTATAAGTTTGGTGGCTTTGAGGATGAAATTATCTTAGAGCCTGATTATGAACAAAGAAATGAAGATGATGGGAACTGGGTGTTTCAAAATTTAGTAGGTGTAATTGTTTATGCAAAAGATAAAGATGATTATATTGTAACTGAGTTTGTACCATTTAAAAAGCTTGAAAAACTAAGACTAAAATCACAGAATCAAGTAAAAGGAAAACTTCAATACATATGGCTTGATTGGGCAGAAGAAATGTATAAAGCAAAAGCTATTAAGTATGTTGTTACAAGGCTTCCAATTGAAGATGATATTGTAGAACTAACCTCAAAAGAAGATGAAGTTTACAAATTAGAGTCTCAAGCAGTTAAGCAAACACCACAACCACAACAACAAACAGACTTAAACTCACTATCTGCTCCAAAAAAAGATGATGCAATAGATATAGAAATAGAAACACCACAAGAGCAAAAAATAGCAAAAGCAACACCTGCTCAACAGATGAAAGCTGAACTTGTTGCAAAAGGTGTTGATGAACTAAAAGCAGAGGGATGGTGCACTACAAATGCTAAAGCAATTCCAACTTTCTTAGCAGACCCTGCGAGTATTGATGTAGTTGTCGATGAATTGGTGGAGTTTTAATATGAAACACAAACAACAACTAATAAATCAACTTAAGCACCAAATAGCTTACCACTTCAAGATGAAAAACCGAACATTGTGCAGAGCTAGAATAGCAATGCTTAGAAAACTACAGCAGCCTAAGATTTTGGTTGTTAATTAATAGAAAGGAAAAAGAATGTCAAAGAACGAAGCAGAAATGCACATTATAAATAATGAAACCATTGAAAGAAGAGTTTTAGAAGATATTCTATTGCATATAGATAAAAATAATCCGAAATTCGAGTTAAACTATTGTTATGTAGATGACATAAATATTGTATCAACAGATACAAGAGTTTTATGTGTGGCTGAACATGGTTTAAATATAAATAAACCTTTTTTTATAGATAGAACAATTGTTGAAAAAGCAGTCAGAGAAAAGAAAGCAGATTCTTTTATACTTAATCCAAACAGAATTGCAGCAATCCAAAATGGTAATGAGATAATGACTTTTAGCATGTCTTATCCTGTTGATATGAAAAACTTTAGATTCCCTGATTATCATAGGATTATTCCTGAAACTATTAATACAAAAATATCTTTTGTTGATAACTCTCAAATCAATGGATTGTTTGCAGCAAAAAAAGTTGCAGTTAATCCTAAATATCTTCCAAAATCAAAATATGGGTATATAGGAATAAATGAAAAGAACTTGCCTGTCGTTGTTCAAGATGGAGAATATAAAATCAAAACAATAATCATGCCAATAGTAGATAAATTTAAAGAATTTGATGAAAATGGATTTATTTAGCATCCAACAAAGGGCACTCTTTTGAGTGTCTTTGATTGGGTGTTATTTGTCCTTAGTAGCCCCAACATATTATTTTGATAAAACTTTTACCTAAGTATTGCTTAGTATGGTTTTATCGGCAAGGTTTAAAGTAAAGGCGGTGTCTCGAAAGAGATTAATTTATTTAAATACATAAAAATAGTAGGCATGTGAAAATCTTAATATTTGTGTATTTTGAATAATTTTTTCTAATTTTAAGTACAACTACTGCAAGAATATATAACCGACTGTTAACAGAGGATATTTAACGCAGTGGTTGGTTTATGGTTTTTGTGAGTGAGTTTGAAGAGTACGACAATTAAAAGTAACTGTTCTGATACTGCTCACTCTCAAAAGTTATAAAGGATCAACATGAAAGACTTTGAATTTATTATGATAGAAAAAATCGAAAACAAGTTTTTTTCTTGTGTTACATTGGAAAATGGGATATTAAATTATCACGATATGTATTTATTTTATGGTTCTATGGCTAGACATAATAGTGGGAGTGGAGGAGTGCTTGATTCCAATATATTTTTTGTAGAAAATTGCTGTCTCAAGCCTTCAGAAGTTTGGGTAAATCCAAGGTTTGAAATATTTCTTAAAGAAAAAGAATCAACTGAATGTATTGACCCAGTTGTAGTCCAAGGAGAATGTCCTCTTACTTTTGAAGAGTGGGAAAATATGATTGTAGAAGATTTGGAATACCCACAAATAGAGGCTAGATTTTACGATTCTAATCTAAATGAAGTAACAGATATAAAATTATTAAAGAAAATATATAGTTTATTTGAAAAAGCACATGAAATTACAGGTGGAATATCTGGAGAATGTACTATTTTCTATTTTGATAGAGATGAAAAAGGTTATCCTCTTTTTGATGATTTTGAAACAATTATGCAAATAGCTGTTGAGAAATATAAAGTAGATATAGATATTACTTTTATAAGTGATTGAAGTTAAAGAGTGATGATAAGGAACTAAAATGAATTATGAAGAATATTTACTAACTTGCATGAGTGAAGAATGTGGTGATGTTTCAAAAGAGATACATAAGGCTTTAAGGTTTGGACTTGATGATTATAATCCTGATGATGAAGAAAGAAAGCCAAATAAATTATTGATAGTGCAGAACTCATTGATAAAAAAATAAAAAAAGTAAAAGAGTTTTGGCAATATTCAATTAATTCAAAAGGAAATTCATGCAAGAACTAATAGACATAACAACAGCAGCAATCCTAACACTAATCATTTCCTCAATGGGATATATTGCAAGAAGAAAAAAGAGAAGATGGATAAGTGGAAAGAAGATTGAGTTTAAGAAGTGAAAATCAAGATAATTACAATCTGTAATATTTCAAACAATACAAAAAAATAAAACATATAATTCCAATTAAAAAGGAATTGTATGTTCAATTCAAAACCAAAAGTTGTATGTCCTAGATGTAAGAAAGAAAATATAACAATCTATTATGAGAATGCAACTTGCAACGAATGTGGATATTCTCAAACTAAAAAACGATTTGAAGATGCTTATAAAATAAAGTATTCAAAAAACAAATCTTGTTAATATTATATAAGTTCTAAGAAAAAACCTACAATATTAAATTAATAAAAAATACCATTAAAATGTCATATTTTAGTAATTAAACACCATGTTTTAATATTAAAATAGAATAAATTAATAATCAGTTATAAATTATTAATTGGTTAATATTATAGGTTTAAATAAGAAAAATATATTAGATTTAATATATTTAATAAAAATCTTGCAAGAGAATTAATAAAAAATAAACTAGCAGTTGAGTACTTTGGTGGGACTAAGGTAAAAGACTGGTGTAAATAATTGACAAAAGTACAACTTAATTGCTATACTTTTGCACCAAAGGAATTGATTTGACAAGCTACCAACTAAATAAATCATTCCTACTTAGGGTATAAGAGAATATTCTTTTATGCCCACACAATTTTAATTTTTAATTTTTTTATTTTAATAACAAAACACATTTTGAACCTCCTTTTATTTTATAATTTTAATTATTTATAATTAAATGAAAATATTTACTTTCCACGCATTTAGAAAAAAAACAAATTTTGAAAACTTTTTATTCTAATCAATTCAAAAACAAATATTACAATTTTAATTACAGAGAACGACAACTGAAGGTAAGGTATTGTTTATCTCTATTTTTAATATGTATTTTAACTATTTACTTTCGTCTAAAGTAGTCTCTTAAACGAACAGTTTGGAATTCAATAATTAATCTATATCAAAAATAACAACAAATAAAGGAACAATATGAGTATCAATCCATCAAAAAGAATTTTAAGAGTATTAAATCTATATGCAGGGATAGGTGGGAATAGACAAAAATGGGGGGGGCAATATTCACGTGACTGCCGTTGAGTATAATCCTGATATTGCAGCAGTTTATCAAGACTTTTACCCACAAGATACTGTGATAGTTGGAGATGCACATGAATATCTTTTGAAGCATTATAAAGATTTTGATTTTATTTGGGCAAGTCCACCATGTCAAAGTCACAGCGATATAAGAAAGGCTCATGTAATTGCAGGCAATCATGAAGCAGTTTATCCAGATATGAAACTATATCAGGAGATTATATTTCTTAAATATTATGCTCTTAAAAAAACAAAGTGGGTAGTTGAAAATGTAGTTCCTTTTTATAATTACCTAATAAGACCTAATATGGTTTTAGATAGGCACCCCTTCTGGAGTAATTTTAAAATACCTGGATGCGAATTTAAGAAAAAAGAAATCATAAATCAAATTCATGACAACAGTACTGTTTTTGGAGTATCTCTAAAAGATAGAGAAATGCCAACAGTTAAATATAAAAAACAAATATTAAGAAATATGGTTAATCCAGATGTTGGAGAATATATCTTTAATTGTATGAGAAATAAAGAAATGCAAATAGAAGGAGGTTTATTTTGAGTATTAACCCAAATACAAACAAAACAACATACGAAGCATTAAAAGAAAAACAATCTTGGCCATTATGGAAAAAAGTAGAACATACAAAACAAAGAATAAAAGAATTTATTAATTTTGTAGATGGAAAAGCTTATGTATCTTTTAGTGGTGGATTAGATAGTAATGTTCTAGTACATATTGCAAGAAGTATTTTTCCTGATATTGAAGTAGTATTTTGTAATACAACAAATGAAGACCCAGAGATTATAAAGTTTGTTAGAACTATTGAAAACGTTACTACACTTTACCCAAGAATGAAGTTTAAAAAGATTGTTGAAAAATATGGTTTTCCTTTTGTTAGTAAAAAAGTTAGTAGATCTATAAGTGAATTAAGACAAGCTAATCCAAATAGTCCAAATATTAGAAACTTATATCTTTCAGGATTTAATAGAAAATCTCAATTTGTTCAATCATGGAAATTAGCTAAAAAATGGTATTTCTTATTTGACAAAGATGCTACTAAATTTGATATTACATCTATATGTTGTGATATTCTAAAAAAAGAACCTATGGAAAGATTTCAAAAAGAAACTGGTAAACATCCTATTGTTGGAACAACTGCAGATGAAGGGCAAGATAGAGAACTAAATTATATTAAATATGGCTGCAATATTTATGATAGTAAAAAACCAAAATCAAGACCTCTTTCAATATGGACTAATAAAGATGTTTGGGATTATATAAAAGTCAATAATATATCTTACTGCTCTTTATATGATGATATGGTTTTAGAAGATGGAACTATTGTTAAAGGTGAAAAGAGAACGGGTTGTGTAGCATGTGGTATGGGTTGCTCTTTAGAAGAAACAAACAGATTTGAGACCTTAAAACTAAGAAACCCAAAACACCATAAAAACATAATGAAATATACTAATAATGGAGTTACGTTTGAAGAGGCTTTTAATCATACATTTAAAACTCCTAAACAATATCAAACACATGAATATAAAGATAAAACATTACAAAAAGGTTTTGAAACATTAAAAAACCATGATGTTGAATGTTTGAAACAAACTCATTTATCATTGAGTAAAAAACTAGAAAAAAGTATTCATGTACAAGAAAGATATTACCAGTTAAGAAAATCGTATGATCATAGAGAAATACTTTATTTAATTTTAAATGGAAAACTAAAAATAGACCTAGAAATAAAAGAGAAAATCTCTTTATTAGATTTTATGTAGAAAGGAGTGAGTTATGAGTGTAAATGAATCAAAAGAATTGGGAATATTTCATAATTTAAATTTAATTCCTGAGATTTTAAAACAGAATCAAGAATTGCTAAAAAGAGTTGAGAAACTAGAGGAAGAATTAATTCCAGAATTAGATTTAACTAAAAGAGCTAATGTTAAAAAATATTTAGGAATTGATGAAGGTGCATTACAATATAGAATGAATAATGGAATTTTAAAACAAGGTGAACACTATATAAAAAAAATTAAGAATAATAAGCCTACAATTGTATTTGTAGAAAAAGCGATTATTGAGTATAAGAAAGGCAAAAAATGAGACTCTATAATCGAAATGGAATGCTCTGGGTTGATAAAATTGTCAACGGGAAAAGAGTAAGGAAAAGTACTAAACTAAAATATAGTCAAGATAACATAAGACTTTTTAAAAGTTATTCAAAAAATGACAAGTTCTTTAACAAATTTAATGTTAATGTTGATGTGCCAACAGTAGTTGAACTATGTGAAGAAGTTTTAAGAGAAAAGCAGAATACTCTTAAATCAACTTCATATAGATCATATGAGAGTTTGTTTAATAATCGTATTGTACCATACTTTGATAAAAAATTAATTTCAGAAATTGAACCGATTGACATAGAAGATTGGTACAAAACTTTTGATGATAGAAGTACGCTAACAACATCAGAAGCAATTTTGAAAAAAGCAATTGAAAAATCTTTAATAAGAAAATATATCAAACAATCTCCTTTGGTTGTTTCAAAACCATCTTTTACAAGCAAGTACAAAATGAATCCATTTTCTTTTGATGAAATTCAAATAATTTTAAAAAATTGTATAGATAATTGGTTTAGAAATTTTATTGCAATTAATTTTTTTACTGGACTCAGAACTGGTGAAATGATTGGACTGAAATGGTCTGATATAAACTTTGAAGAATATTCAATTAATGTTCAAAGAACAATTACTCATGGATGGACTCAAACTCCAAAAACAAAAAGTTCACTTAGAGAAATAGATATGATCCCACAATGTGAGGAATATTTAAAACTTCAAAGAAAAATTACAGGTCTGGGAGAATATGTATTTGTTGATGATAATAAAAAAACATTTTATGGTTCTTCAACATTGCATCCTAGATGGGAAAAAGTTTTAATTAAATCTAATCTAAAATTTAGAGGGATTTACCAATTAAGACACTCTTTTGCAAGTAATATGCTTTCAAATAAAGAAGAACCATTATGGGTATCAACTATGTTAGGACATAAAGATGCATCTGTAACACTACAGAAATATGCTAAATATATAAAGAAAGAGAGAGTTAGAAAAACAACTTTCTTAGATGATATTGGTACAAAAATGGCACAAAATTAG